GGGACTAAAAACTCATTCAACGTATCGACTAATTTCTGCATTTCGGGATCAGTTGTATTCTTCTGTTGGATGTATTCGCTTGTTTCAGCATTAGCCCGATTAACATCTTCAACAATGCCTAAAGCTATTTTAGTGTTACCAAAGAAAGAAATAAACTTATCTCTAGTCCATTTCTGTTGTTCAAGAAAATCCATATCCTTAACTGACGATTGAAATGGTTTATAACTTAAACCAGCCTCTAGGATCATCATCTTCATTGAATTAGACAATCCACCATATTCTGATCTGAATTGATTCTTTAATCTTTTTAAAACTTCGTTATCTAGTTTCTGCTCGGTTGATAAAACCGCATCCGGTCTAGCCGAGTTCCAGAAAAAATTCCTATTCCAATTAGTTGCAAAATTATCAATATCAATTGAAACTGCGGCTGCCTTAACAATGCTCATACCACGATAAGGATCTTCAGGATTTGGTTTTTTGAACATTAATATCTCATGAGGCATAAAGATCTGTTCTTCTTGTCCCGGTATTTTATAAACATAATAGGCAATAAAATCTTGGCCTTTATCTAATTGGCCTTGTTTGATAGAAATCCAGTCAGATCGCAATGGCCATATCTCCGTTGGAGGTTCTTTTGGATTATCTCTGTTGGCTCTCGCTAAATACCAACATGCATCACCGACAAGGGGTTTTTGAATTTCAAGCGTATAAATAACCTCCTCTTTAGTCATATAGGGATTCATCCGATATAAAAGCTCAAGTATCGGGTGTTCTTTTATTTCCTCGACTTCGTTTTTGCCTGATTTCTTTAATCGGTATAATCTAAATTTGATTTTAGCAACTGCTTCAGCAATCACATTAATATTAATATAAAGCCATTCTCGATATTGCTTAATAAACTCGCTGGCTTTAATATCTGGTGCTTGCAAGTTCTTTAATTGATAAATTTGAGTATCGAGACCCTTATTAACCTCTTCTAAAGATTTCTTCAATGATTCGTTTTCCGATTTGACAGTTTGTAGTTCACTCTTAATTGGTGATACTTTCTTTTCAAAATAATTATCGACTATTCCCATAATTCCTCTCTTATCCAATCATCTGTTATATTACCTTTATCGTCTCGTTTAATCGTATCCTCTTTTTTGATTTCATTGCTATCCAATATCCTAATATTAGGTTCTCCTCTTTCTTGCTCTTTGGTATAACAGTATTCGGCTAAAGCCCATGAGTCACAATAATCATCGTGAGCATCTTTTGAGTCTGGGTGATGGCAACTTAATAATTCACCCTTATATTCTTTTTGTAAATCAAGCATTTGTTGCTTAAACTCTTCTGCTTCTTTTGTCGCAATAATTGGTAAGGTTGTCAAGAACTCCCTACATACAACACCTAGATTTTTATAGAGAATATCTTTAGAGACCGCACTAAACTTAACCCGATATAGCCCACTATTCTCATCACGCCATCTAGTCTCTGCTTCAAACAGATCTGGCATGAAATCACCCTGACCAGTAGAATCAATAGCCACTCCTTTAATGTTGTAATGCTTAAAAAATTCAATGATTATATCAAATTGATTTTTATAATTATCTCCATGAAGCTTTAACCAATTACATAATTCTTTTCTTTTCTTTGTTGCATTCCATCTTAATATTGTTACTACTGTTGAGTCTGGGTCTTTAGCAGTATCAATACCACCATAACAATTGCTAGTATTATCGTGATAAACTCGCTGATGTTCACTAACCATACGATTAAAGTTTTCTTCGGTGATAAACTGACCTGTTCCTAAAACCCATTGAAGCAAATATTGTGTTTTAAACTCATCAGTATCTTCTCCTCTTTCCTGTTCTCGTCTAATATAGCTTGCATAATTAAGATGAAATTCATCCTTTGTTCTTTCATACATTTTTTGTCTATCTTCTATGACTTTATGGCAATCATAAATAAACTTCTTTGTTCTTTCCCTGATTAAAAGTTTTTGAAAATAACAAATTTGATAGCCGGCTGTTCCAACAAATATTTTAGAAGCGTTGGTGGCTGCACCCATTGGAAATACATAATTGAGTAGGGCAAACTCATCAACATTCTGGGCTTCTTCAATAATAATTAAATCAAGCGTTTTTGATTCAGGGTGAGATGTTTTAGACAGAGGAAAAATATAGACTTCGTTTCCACTTGTGAAAGAAATATTAGCCATTGGTATTTCACCTTTTTCATTTTTAATATCTGGCAATTCTGGCCTTAGGGTTGTGGCATTTCTTTCTTTGAACTCTATTTTAACCCCATGAGCTTGTAGATCTTGAAATAATTGCTTTAATCTATCATAGTCAGTTTTTGCCTGTTCTTTTTGTGGAGCAAAAATACCAATTCTAATCCCTCGTCCAAATAAAAATTTATACATATAAATTATAAAAGAGACAGTCCCCACAAGTCCGGCTGTCTTCCCTGATTGTCTTGATAATTCGACACCAACTTCCTCACCTTTGCTGAAGAAGGCGGCATCTATAATTGCATCCGAGAAAGCTAATTGGTAATCATATAATTCAAGATTATGATATTTTTTTAGCCATAGACTTCTTAGCCTTAGTAGTTTTTCTCGGTTTATTTTGTTTTTGTTCATCAATCCCTCGCAATTCTTTTATCAATTCTCTAAATTCAGGATCGACAGTATCATCTATCTCTAGCTTTTCTACATATCCCCTAGTCTTTCCTTTTGTTTTGAGAAAAAATATTGTTGATCGTTCAAGACCCCTATTAATATTTTTATAAAGTTTACTTTCAGCAAAATCTAAAACAATTTCATCTATTTCTGCTACATCTCGTTTATATGCCTTATCAACACTACACCAAAGATAGTGTGTAGATCGAGCTACTCCTGTTTCCTGACAAGCCATAGAAACGATACCGAGATTTTTAGCCAAAGCTTCTAACATTGCTTTTTTTAATAATTTCGTTCTTTCTTGCTGTCCATTTTTGTCTATTTTCTTTAATTTATTTCCCATGTTTTATCATCTTCTTTAACTTTTATCTCTACTTCTATTATAGTCTCATAGGGTAATTTGCCTAAGTCCATTATTTCCGGATTATTAGTAACTAAAAGTATCTGATATTCTTGATCTAATGAAGCTTTTTTAATTTGTTTTGTTTGTTTAATTTCCGCTAAGAATTTCATAATATCTCTTTTCTTTTATACCACTCCCCTACTCCACTAAGGATTTGTCTATATTTTTTATTTTGTGCTTAAATTTTTTTATTTTTTTGACTCGATAGGGTAGGGGAGTGCTTTTTTTGGCTTTGCTAAAGCATTGTCATTTTTTATATATTACAACACTCCCCTTGTTAGCGTGTCAATACTTTTTGGTGTTTATTATCTTGACAAGTATTTTTATTTATGTTTTTATATTGTTGTAACCTATGAACAAAGGTCAGAGTTCACCGAGTTAAGTGGCCGCTTGGCTCGGTTTTAAATAAGAAACAATAAACTATTTATTAATGCTCTATATTCTTCAACGGATTTTTGCACCTGATATTCTTCTAAAACTATTTTCATATTCTTTTCTGTTTCTATAATTCTTTCTTTTTCATCCATTAGTCTGATTAGATCTTCTAAGGTCTTTGCGACTGGCATATTAAGACTCCATGCATGGATAGTTTTATTTTCAGATTTGAACCGGTCTTTTGGTTTTAAGGAATTTGGCAATAAAACAATGTCAGCCTCTATGAGATGATCATTATAAGTATTTCCATTGAATTGATAGAACTTTATCTTTTCCATATAATCAGCATTTAGTGTTCCACAAATACTTTGCGACACATCCTGATCGGTAATTATTATCAATTCTAAATTATATTCTTTCAATCTTTTAATGACCGATTTAAGAACATGAGAGTTGTGAGAATAACCAAACCAAACTACCTTTTTTGCAATCCCTTTATGAACTTTCTTTTGATGGTTAAATTCCATATCTACTCGATCTTTAATGAGTTTTACCGGTTTATTCTTAATCATATCCGTAAAAAATTTGTATAATCCTTCAGAGCTGACAGTAATAGCATCGGCTAATTCAATGCATTTTCTAACCGGTAAGGCACTTAACCAGTCGGGATCACAAAAATCCATTATTTTAATGCCATCATATTTTTCCATAAATTCTGGAAAATAAACCTTTTGAAATATAATAGCATCATATTTTTTAGCAATCTTAAACTCTTCAGCTTCTGGCCAATATTTCAAAAGCCATTCACACCTAATTCGGCTAGAACCTTCTCGTTTTCTTCTGTCGTGGTCAAATGGCAATATTGCTATTTTCATCAAGTTCCTTTCTTAATATTTTAAATAATTCCTCTAATGGATTCCACCAATCATATTTATCTATCTCCCAACTATGTCCCCAAAGATGATAGATACCACCATACTCTTTTACTTTCTCAAGCATATCAATCGCTACCTTAAACCATCCTTCTCCATTATATTCTGGTCTGTTATAAGCATGCACGCTTGTTCTAGTTTCAAATGGATCTTCTGAATCAACATATAAGACTTTGGTTGTTCGTGCATCTTTAAATCCGGCTTCCTTAATAATCTTTTTGGCCATATCGTTGAATCTTCCTCTAGGATAACAAAAAGAGGTAATTTCCTTCCCGATTAAGTTTTCCAAAACATTCTTACAGCCTATTACTTCTTCCTTTGCTATTTCTTCGCTAACTAAGTTTAAATGAACATGACTTATTGTATGACCACCGATTTCAAAGTCTTTTGCTAAATCTACTATCTGCCAAGTAGTTAATTCTCTTGTTGCAATTGGAATATAGAATATGGCCGGTAGCTTATATTTACGCAAAAGTTCGGCAAGTCTTATGTCTTGCTTTCTACCATCGTCCCAACTTGTGACCAATTCAAACTTCATCTTTAAATCCACATCCCCTACAAACATAAAAATTTCTCACTATACCCATAAATCTTCTGCATTTTGGACAATGCCTAATCATTAATGTATGATTCGACATTTTTGGTAAACGATAATTTTTTTTCAATTTAATTTTCATTGTTCTTAGTCTTTTTAACATGCATCGCATCTTGCACTTTTTTTGTATAAAGCATAAACATATCAGGCTTAAAAGACCTATCGTTTAATATTTCTATAATTAAGCCACAATCTTCATTCTGACATTGATAAGTCGCTTCTGTGAGTTTTTTCAAATTCTCATGACTGCAACCTAACCTTTCTTCTCGCCTCATCTCTAAGGCATCAGGATTTTCCGCTATTAACTTTGCTAGTCTAGCTTTCTCCTTTAATTGACTTTTATTGCTCCATTTCCACACCATACTTTTGAGCCATCTGACGAGCCGGTTCAAATACTTCATACATCCCCCATTCTTTATTTAATATTTCTTGGGCTTTAATAGTCCCATTGTCTAACACACAATTTATTACTTTCCACCAAGTATCTAAATACCGATCTAACTTAAATATTTTTTTTGCGGTTATCTTTCCCATTCTCCCAACATCTTCGGCATATTTAAAACCTTCATAAATCAACGTGCCGATTAGATCAGAAATAGCTAAGGGATTATCAGGAACGACAAAACCATTAAATCCAGTAAAGGTAAACTTATCTGCACCATGATATTTAGTTGTGACCGAGCAGCAACCAGATAGCATCGCTTCAGTTCTTCCTCTTGGCATGGGTGAATCGAAGCCGGGATAAAAATGCACCAAACTTCGACCTAAAAATTCCCTGTATTCATTCCAGTTTTGAGGTTTAAAATCAACCCCAAATTGAAATAATCTAATACCATATCTTTCGTTTAATTGGGTTTTTACATAGTCTAATAATTGACGATTATAATATTTATCATATCCACCCGGACTTAAAACTGTCACCACTCTAGGCTCTTTTGGTAGATCATACCATTCACTTGAATCCATGCCATGAATAATCGGATAGCCTCCTTTATTTCTCTCTACTGCTTCATAAGAATTAACAACCATGAAATTGTCGCCAATCATTTCTTTCAGACCATATACTTTTAGCTTTTCGTTACCACTAAAAACTTCTCCACCATTTATAACAATATCCTCATCATATCCATATTCAGGTATCATTGGAGTAGCATGATTAATAACAATTTTAGGAATATCTTGAATCTCTTCGTTTAAGGCACGATAAAGCTTTCCTTTGCCAATATCTTCTCTAGTGCATTGAGAGTCTAAGTTTAAAATAGCCAAATCATATTTACCTTTTTCATAATAAGAAACCCAATTTATAGATTCAGGACATGGCCTAGAAATATCTCCCCAAGTTCTAATTTTATTAATTAAAAAATAAAACTCAACAGGGTATTTTTGAGCTAGTTTAACAAGTTCGTATTGATGGCCAACATGCCAAGCAACGCAAAATATTTTTAATTTTTTATTCTTCATTGATTACTTCTATTTTAGCTTTTTTTGTTTCTAGTGGCCAATCACAATTTTCACATTTACAATTATATTTATAATTGGAAGCATAAAACCTCAAGCAATTGGGACAATACTGGATAATGGTAATAATATATTTTTTATTCATCTATTTTTTCCATTTCTACAATTAAAATTCCATTCCTATTTTCTGGTCTTTCATTTCTAATTAATTTCCAATTTTTAACAAAGCCATAATCCCAAGCATTTTCTTTAATGAAGTAGGTAAAGGTTTCTTCGCTAAATTGCCTCCGGTGCGTTGGATCCTTAACTGCTGATTTATCAGCCCAATACGGAACAATGATTTTTAGTTTTCCACCTATTTTTAATACCCGATTACATTCATTCATAATAAAGGCAAAATCATCCTCTCCAAAATGTTCTAAAGTCGGTATATGCTCCAAAGAATTATCTGCTACAATCTCATCAACCGAATTATCGCAAAACGGTAATCCCCTTCTCAAATCTCTTTTAATATGCTGGCCATAATCGCCTTTATCAATACCAATGAAACCTTCGCCAGTTATCTTCCAGCATTGATAATCATTCTCATAATTCTGTGGCGAACCATCATATTTGTAACCACAACCCAAGCTAATTTTTATTCCTTCATGCTCACTTTTCATATAATTCCAATAATTTAAATGATAAATCAAAATCATAATCATATATTTGTTTTCTGTCAATTTTATTTTGTCTGGCTCTTAAGATTGTTTCTTTATCCTGAAAAAATCCATGCATACCCATTGTTTGCTTAGAAGTATAAACTTCTAAACCCTCATTTTGTATCAATCTCCATGAACTTGTTTCTGGTCTCCTCACATCTATTTTATCTATTAACTCTCGTATTTTTTCTATCGCTTTTTCTGAATATAAAACAGGAGAGGTATTACTCAAATTATTTTTATACATATCAAAAATATTAAATTGTGTCATATCTTCAATTTGATGCTCAATAAACGTCTCACAGTAGTCTTTTAAATTTTTATTAACTATCACGTCAGCATCCACCCTGATACATGGTGCAACCGCCATTTGAATAAATTTTTTATATTTATCAATCCACGGTTCTTTTTCATCCAACAAAAAAACTGTGAATCCAAACTTTTTAAGTTGGTCACAACATATTTGAGTGGTTCTTTCGCCGATGGATGTGACATAAGCATTCATTTAATTCTCCATCAAGGTAATTATAGTTTTATCTTTAACAATCATTTTTATACCATTTAATTTAAATGTTCCGCTTCCTAGAGTTTCAATCATGGCCTTATTTTTATCAGTCATAATTTCTTTTTTTATTTCTTCAATATCAACTCCTTTGATTCTCTGAATATATCTCAGTAAAGCATGCTCTGTAATTTGCGGTTCATCTGATATTCCGTTAAGTTTATTAATTATTTCATTAAGCTTTTTTCTTTTAAAATTCAAATCATTGTCAATTAGGCATCGTTTATTTTCTGCTTCACTTATCTCTACTTCTAAAGATGCTTTTTGGCTCATTAATGATTTAATTGTTTGTTTTTGCTTTATCATAAACCCATCTTAAATAATTTATCTTTCATGTGTAATATTTCATATTTTCTTTTTGTTCTGGAATGAGTAGATGAAATTTCACTAGCTTTAGCTGATTCAATAAATCTAAACGAAAATCCCTGTCGTTCAAATCTGTTTCTGACTTCTTGGGTCATACCACCATATTCATTTATCTCTTCATTAAACATGCCGGCATTGATAAATTCCTGACGATAAACACAACTAAAATTCTCAACGAATGATTTTTTAATGCCCTTATTACCATATAGCCATTGTTTCGGATATAAGTTAGAGACAAATTCATTTATTGCATTATAATCCGGAGAAAACCGATCATCGCAAAATACTAAGATTTCGCCCTGTGCCTCAATACAGGCCATATTACGGGCTTTTGCCAGTCCATAAGCATTATCTACCTTATTTGTTAAAAAATGCTTCACAGGCCAACGTGTGAGGTTTTTTTTCTCTACAAGCCTTTCAGTTTCGCTTAATACGCCACTATCATCGCCAATTACAACCTCAATGTTTGGATAATCCTGTTTATCTATTGCTTCCAATGATTTTTTAATGTTTTTTGGTCTATTGCAAGTTGCTATGACGACTGAGACTAAAGGTTTATCGGAATAGAGAGAATAATATATCTTAGAATATTCCCAAGCTCTCCTTGTAACATTCCAATTACGCACCGAGTGCCACGCTTTTTCACGCATTTTTAGTCTTTTATCACGATCTTCCATTAGTGCTTTAAGCTCGTTCTTTAAATCTTCTATGTCATGGGTTGCACCTTTCCTCACTATCATATTTTCACCATCAAAAATCTCTGGCACTTGACCGATTTTTCTTGTTAAAACTGGCGTGCCACAAGACATCGCTTCCAACATTGGCAAAGTTCCAGACTCGTAATTATCGTAAGAATTACAAACATGGATAGCGGCATCGTAAAAACTTTGTTTTAATTTTTTTTCGGTGACATTCTGTTTAAATATAGTATCAGGATTTTTCTCAAATATTTCTTGCATATAGCTTTCTTTTGATGGCCGGCCAACTAATAAGAATTTATAACCCAATTCTTTGCAAGCCTGAGCTACTTCTCTAACGCCTTTTTCTTTTCCAATTCTAGCAGCATCCATTTGGACTACCTTCTCTTCGGTATAATGATCATTAAACTCAAAATATTCAACATCAATCGCATTGTGAATTAAATCAGCATAGGGTAAAGATAGTTTAATTGTTTCATTATTTACGATAACTTTATCAAATATTTCATCCCATTTTTCTTTATCAACATCATAAGGATTGTGGTGCTGTAATATTTTTTTAGGTGCTATATCAAATACTTCCCTTAAATTATCTCTAAGCATTAAGGCAGTTTTCCAATATTGATAATCAACAATATCTGCTTCTGAAGCCAACCTAATATAATCCTCTATCTGTTGTGGATCGGGTCTTTTGGGATGAACTGCAATAACATCAATATCAAAATGAGTATTTATTTTTTTATTAGCTAGGGCTAATTTTCCAATTGCCGATTCTAACTTATCAACAACAATTAAAATTTTCATTTTTTATCTTCCTTAAAGTCTATTTTTGCTAATTTTTCTTCCTCTTTTACCATTTCATCAATAATTTCTATCGTTGAAACGATATTAGATTTCATTATTTCAAGTTGTGATAAACCTAAATCAATTTTATTCATTTCTTGAGCCTGATTCGGTTTAACTGAAACTGTCAATTGGGACTTTATTTTTTTACCAACCCTAATATCAATCTCTGTTCTAATAAGTTTTTCTTCCATCTCGTTTCGGATTCTTTGATAAATTACTACTTTATTTGTCATAAGCTTTCTCCTTAATTGCATTTTTACCAAATAAACTACCCTTAGGAAATAATTTACCACTATGGTAACTTTGATGTTTTTTTCTACTCATCAATTCCAAATTTTCTATTCTATTGTCATCTCTTATCTCGTTGATGTGATGAACAACTTCGTCTTTTGTTAAATATCTACCTAAATGTTTTTCCATAACTAAGCGATGTTCCAAAACATATTTTGTTCCGTTCATCATTCGTGGATGTGGATGACCTGGACTGTAAATTAAAACATATCCATAAGAGTCCATCATTTTACCGCCATCCCAATGACTAGATTTTTCGCCACTAAAATGAGGTGGATTAATACCTATGTTTTTATGCCCTTTAATAAATCTTCCCTTTTTGTCTCTCATATATTTCTCACTTATACTCTATCTTAGTTCCAAACCACCCAAATGCGTTATAACCAAACTGTTCGGGTGTAATATTTTTAATTTTCTCTTGTATGTATTTAGGGTGATCTTGCAATCTTATCTTTTGCCAACCATCATTATTATTAAATCTTCCAACCATCATATTCTTAAAATATTCTAAGGCTTTTTCTTCTGATTCATAACCCCAATTATCATCAGGAAAATCTTTATGTCTTGCTTTTGCCATTCGATTAAACTCATAAGCAATTGTTTCTTTATCTTTGAAACAAAAATCGTAATTATAAAATGGTATTCTAAGAACCCTGATATCATCGACTTTAATTTCTTTTCCATCTAAGCTTGGCTGGCATAGATCACCACCAGAATTAAACTGTATTCTATCACCAAACTTCTTTTTATTAACCGCCAATATCAAACGACTTTTTATTCTGAATCTATCTACTAGCAAAAACTGGTTCTTTAAAAATCCTAAAGCTGGTTCATCTGAATAAAAGTCTAATGATCGTCTTATTTCGTCAAAGTTTTTCTCGTGAAAAAAGAAATCCAAATCGGCATGAATGACCCAATCACCAGAACACGCCATATAGCCTCTATTAAATTGCTCACCGATGAACTTCCAATCAAACTCTTCTGGCCATTCGTAATCAATAATCCTTATTTTATCCATGTTAATATTGGCCATGAATAAACTTTTGTATGGAAATTTTTTTATTCCGCTTCCGTTCATGATGATTACTTCATCTGCCAATTCTGAATAACATTTTATTGCCTCAATATACGGATCGGTTATTTTTTGGCAATTTTCATGACCAACTGTTGTAAAAATAGATAGTTTATTCATGGAAGATTGCCTTTCCCGATTCCTCGATAAAATTTTTACCATTTTCTTTAGCAAAGTCTATTATTGCTCTCCTTGTTCCGTTATATCTTTCGTAATCATCACAAACGATATAACCACCTTTATTTAATACCTTAAAACTATTATTTAAATCACTTTTAACATCATCGTAATCATGGCTTCCATCTATGACAATCAAATCAGGTTTTGGCATATCCATTTCTTGAAAAAATGAATCACTTGTCATTTCATAAAAGTTAATTCTTTTATCATAATCGAAATCACCGGCAATCAATTTCGCTATCGGTCTTAATTTAATGTCCATGCTAAAAATCATTCCTTTGCCATTTTGAGCTATTGAATACGCACTTAAACCTGATCCTGTTCCAATATCTATTGCGTATTGATATTTACTCAAAAAAGCATATTTTCCAATCACATCCAGCCAGTTTTTTGTCGGCTCGTGATTTAATTGCTCTAAAATAAAGTCTTTTCCTGTCATTTTGTTGCCTTTACTAAATAGCCTATTACTTCAATTTCTTTATAAGCCTTCATCTTTTCAACATCATAAAATGCTTCTAATAAATTATTACCATCTGTTGC